TACAATCTCCTTAGTATTGGAAACCTCCTGCCAATCGTCTGAGCAGGACCAGACTACATCTGTCGCTTCTTCTTTAGTTAATTTCATCTTACATCCAGAGACAAAGTTGAAATCTTATCTACACCCTTACATGCAGGGAACCTACAGCGATTACCAATTCCTCCATAGCCTGAAATCCTAACTGCCATGATGTTATCACAGTAATCGTGTGTATCGTCCACGATGTTAGTCTTTATATAAATGTCAGTTGAAAGCGTTGGAACAATGAAGAAGTCTCCTAGGACTAGATCCTTGTAGGTTAGCTTGGTGATGGAAAGCTTAGTTTGTGTCACGATTGCCATGGGTATAGGTAAACTCCTCTTACTAGCTCAAACTCTTCGGGATCTGCCGTTAAGGGCGCATAACTCTTTTCTCTCACACTAGGTTCATAGTCCTCAAGCGTGAATGTGTCTTCTTCGATATACTGTAGGGGAAGGTAACTATTACCCTCAGGGTCGGATGATAGGATTACCTCTGCATTAGGGTCTTCCAGATTCTGCAATCTTAAAATTAGGTCTTTGACTTTCATAGTTACTTCTTTCTTAATGTGTCTCGGGAATCCCAGCCTGCTTCCCATCCTAAAGAGTGTCCTATTGCTACGGAAACTATTCCTGTAATCGATATTAGAACTATTAGTATCATTACAATACCGGCTTCCCTTCGTAAACAATAACATTGTTCCTTGGATCACCTTCCTTGAAGTAGAAGTAGTTCTCCAAAACGCCTGTTACTCTCTTGTTTGCAGCATCCACGTAGATATCCTCTTCATCATTGTCCGAAGGATGCTCTAGATCCCAGTCATCGTAGTTGATAAGTATTGGAGGATTGTCGAACTCACCCAGAATATACTTTCCACCGACGTAGAACATACATGGATCCTTGGTGATTGGTCCCATGATGATGAAATCAGTTTCCAAGTTGCATGAATTCAGCTTTTCAACGATATCTTTAATTTTCATTAGTCTTCGTATCGGGTTCGTTTGTGGATATTCCACATGCTTCTAAGCATACACAGGACACCTACTAACCAAAGGAATCCCACAACTATTAGAATAGTAAGTATCACAGTGCTTCTTTCCAAGCTGCAATCACATCATCTGACCTACTGGCATTCAGAAATGTTGTATACCCATACGAAGTAGAGTCTGGAGAGAACAGGGGATCAGTCTCTTCGTCAATGTTTTCTTCCGCCCAGCCTTTAAAGATACCATTTAGGTAATTCAATCCCTTCCAAGCTGTTTCCGTTTCGGAATCACTTCGGTGGATATTTTTGTCAAGGCTTCCAGTCGCACGGATCTGGACTACTTGAGCGGGTCAACCCTTCCAATGACTGCCCCATTCCCTACACTGCTCCTCAGAAGCTTCTTCTATGGTAGTGATTGCTGCTTGAATGTCAGATTTATTAAATTTTCTACTCATAGGACTTGATCTAAGGCGTTGTTCAGTGCAGTGGTCTCATTATGCAGATACCGCTTTAAAGGCTCTTAGGAAAGTTTCTTGAGAAGCCCAGACACTCTTAGGAGCAGGGATAACATCTCATAATCCTTAATCTCTTTAATTTGCTTAATCCGCTTCCTCTGAAGGGCTTTTTCTTCTTGGTCGTAGCCGTAACTTGCGGAATCCCCCATTAGGTTTTTCCATTAACTTCTAATTCCGCAGTAAACTTGATCTCTTTTAGGGAATTCTTGGTTAGAAACATTCCTGAAGAGGTGTTTGGATTCCAAAACCAAACCTTATCAACACCCTTTGGGATTTCCAAAAGTTCAAATAACTTGGAAGTGGGTATATCACCCGCGTAATGGTCTACAGTTTTTAATTTTTTCATATCGGCGGGCCGCTTCGCGGCTAGTTTGTAACAGTTAGAGTGACATTGCCGATAATATTCCATCCGGCACCAAATGATTTTGAAGGATAGATCTGGCCCATACTTACTCCATCAACACAATAAACAACAATACCTGAGTCCTCTTGGGTCTTCAGGTAGACTGTGTTGGTGCAGGAAAGGTCTTGGCGGAAATAGGAGCCAGCAGGGATATCCTTAACGTTGTGGGAGATGTCTTTAGCATCTTTCAGGTCCAGCTTTACGATTGTCATAGTATGCATAATTGGTAGGCAATATAGCCTATAAAATACATGAAAAGCAGTTCAAAGTCCTCAAATAACCTCAAAAACTGCTTGAAGTGGGATTTTAGGGTGTTACCCAAGTTCTTAGGATTAGAACCCATGAAAATGCAAATGAAAACACTACGAAGGCAGTGATAATTGTGGCCCTAATCCAGTTAGGTAGGTCGTCGTCTGGGTTACCCATATGCCTGATTATAGCTAATCAGACTCGGATTTGAGCTTACCATATCAGGAAACCTTGGCTTTTTTTATTCCTTCGTAGCCTTGTCGAAGAAGTCCCAAAACTCATCAAGTTTCAGGCTTTTTAGCTTGGTATTCTTTTTCAGAAAGTGGAGGTAAAGAACGAACAGTCCTACTTCTCCAATACCAGCTTTAGATGATGCAAACTCAAAAAATCCTGCATGTTCCTCTCGGATCTCACTGCAAAATCCCATAAGATCTTTTTCTTTCTTGTGTTTCATACTATAACATTCCTATAGGGATAGATCCAATTGCGGCTAAAATACCACCTAGGATACCCCATATACCTGCCTTGACCTGAAGAGCCACGACACTTTCATTCAGCTTATTAACTCTTACAGTAATTTGAGCCATAGCATCACGGATAACCTTTGCTGATTCTTTCTGGGAATCATCTAGTCTCTCTAGCTCGCTTAAAATTAGTCTTCTGTATTCGTTCCATCCATCAACATTATCGGGCATCTACTATTTCCTTTTCTAGGGAAATACATACCCCTACTAGTCGCTCAGGCTTACCGGAGTTATCATTGAATATATCTCCAGCAGCTTGAATTAACAGAAACTCAACACCTTCTCTTTGAACTACTCTGTAAGTAATTCGGTAAGGCACTCCATCATTTAGACAGGCTTTGATCTTAAGTTCGACTCTTAATTTATCGTCTTCATGAATTTTATCCATAAAGTGGTGCAGTTTGCATAGGAACCAACCTTCTGCATCGGTATTGAAATCCTTTTGGTCGTAGCCAAACATTTCAACCATCCTACGGTCCCACCTTAGTATATCTGATCCAACTTCCCAATCCCAAATCCCTGCGCCTGCAATATCCAATACGGTCTTAAGTCTTAAGGCAAGTAGAGACTCATTGTGCTCAGTCTTTTCTAACTGAGCAGTGAGTGCTCGTATTCGTGATATTTGCGATTCTTTTCGTAGTTCTTCCATAGGAATAAATTTGTAGTCATTCCTATTTATTAATCACAAATCCACGATTAATGGATAAACTGGAGCCCGTCTACATTTCTTACCACATTATACGCTAAAGCTTTAGGTTCTGTTGCGTTTTCCCTCACATCGTTTACTAGTATACGAACACCAGAACCAATACCCATAATCATGCTGTTGAATACGATACCAGCGTTATGTAATTGGCGTTCAGTAACCTTCCTCATTGATTCTGGGCGAGCGGTGGTAATGATAATCTCATCACCTCTACAGTGCCATTCCTGAGTCTTCTCCCTTGCCATGGGAAGTGCGGCTAGGGTTTCAGCCTTCATAGACTCCTCGAAGGTTAGAACGTAGTCTAATAGAGTCCCATCAACGTCAAGGAAGTAGGTTCTCCTTTCATGAGGCTCTCTAAAGTTTTCTGGGGTTTTCATTATTTTAGTTCCTCTACTTCTACGTGAAATGCTTCCCTCATATCTCTCCTAGTGTTATCCAAATAGTTTTGAACTTTCTTTAAATCGCTAGAGTAATACTTTGGAAGGTAGCAGGTAACCCCGAAACCTGTGACAGATTTTGCAACCATAACCACGTAGTGTTTTTTCTCTTCTTCCATAAATACTTGTATGCTATTATTACGCAAGTTTGGATTAAGACCCGTCACTCACTGTATTGAAGGCTGTTGACTACTGCCCTTTCATTAGTGGGATAGTTTTTAGGTGAATCAGCCAAGTTACTGCCGATCCTAGGAACCCATTAAACATGAAGTGCATAACAGGATTGCTATCAACACCTACAAAGGGATCCCAGTATACTCCCCAGAAGCCACCAACCCAAAATCCCATACACAGGATGCAGGTAACCAGCTTCCCAAATAGTTGGAACTCTCTCTCAGTAACCTTGGTAATCTCGCCATTACGCTTAGTTACGCTAGAGAATTGAGCCCATTCTCTAAAGGGCGACATGATTTTAGAGTTCACGAAGATGTTGGTGCATCCGTAAACTACCAAACTCCAAACTACAAAGCTTACTAAATATTCCATTAAACAGGCAATCCTAACGTTGTGTTAAGCGGCACTTTACAAGGAAGCCACTTTCTATGTTCCTTTGCGAACTCTTGGCGAGAAGTATACCATTGCTGTCTCATTTCGCCGGATGAGACATGACGGATGACAATAGGGACAACATAGTTTGTTAAACCTTCCATGTATGCCTTGAAGGTCATATGAAGGTCATAGAAGTCCCAATCACTTGTGAGATACTTGGGCTTGTCCATACCCAGCTTTTTAACAGTCTTCCATGAGGCTGCTAGGAAACAACCGTCCATAACAACTACTTGGCCACAAGGACCAAAGGAGTTTGGAGCCATTGTATCATTATCTGGACCTTGGAACACAAACCCTCTTGTTTCCCCATTTGATCTCCCTTCCCACCAAGTAGCCCTATCCGTAAGGTGGGTAGTCCCAGCTACCCCAATAAACCCAACTCCAGGCTTCAAACAGTGTTTCAATCCCCTAGTAAATTCTGAGGGAGTTGAAATGATCTCAACATCATCATGCATGAAGACTATGATATCATCATCAGAAAGTCTATCGTTTGGGTTGAAGTATCCAATATTCTTCTTATGTCCTTCATAGATTGAATCGGAATCTCTTGCAATTCCGATGGCAACTTGAGTTTCGTGGTGTTCTGGCCAGTCTTCTAGATAACTGAAGATACCGGCTAACTCAGAGGGGGGATTGGTCGAACGACTACATAGGGAGAGATAGATCACAACCCGATAATAGCTACGGGTTGTCGATTTCAGAGCTAGAAAGAAAAAATTATTATGAGTGAGCCATTTATCACGGAAGCGCAGATTATCGCCGAGTTCATTAAATGTAGGGACAATTGCGACTACTTTATTTGTAACTATGTAAAAGTTGTTCACCCAGTTAGAGGGTTGGTTAGATTTGATCTATACCCCTTCCAAAAGAAGATTCTAAAGGATTTTCAGGAAAACAGGCTTTCCATCCTGCGTAAGTTTCGCCAAGCTGGATGCACCACCTTAATGGCTGGATATTCCCTCTGGTTCACAATCTTCCAAGATAATAAGAAGGTTGCCATCCTATCAAAGGGTGATGCAGAGGCGAAGGAAGTTGTTTCTCGGATTAAGTTGATGTATGATGAACTTCCACCTTGGTTGAAGCCAACTACAGTTAAGAACAATGACCACACCATGTCTTTCGAGAATGGGTCGTCAATCCAATCAAAGGCTTCTGGTAAGCAATCAGGACGTTCACTTTCAGCTTCATTGCTGATTTTGGACGAAGCTGCGTTTATTGAATTCATTGATACCATTTGGGCTGCTGTGGGGCCAACAACTAGCACAGGAGGTCGTGTATGCTGCCTATCAACGGTTAACGGTATTGGAAACTGGTTCCATAAGATGTGGTCACAAGCTGTTGATGGTGAGAACGGATTCTTCCCAATTGATATTAACTGGTGGGATCACCCAGAATACAAGCGTCACCCAGATTACCAATGGATGTATGATGAGCTTGAGAGGCAAGATCCCCCAGTATTCGTTGATGAATGGGAGAAGTCTACCAGAGGTCGCTACAGTCTTAAGGAATGGTTGCAGGAATACGAGGCTAACTTCCTTGGAACTGGTGAGACCTACATTGACGGTGAGATCCTTAGAAACCTTCAGGATAGGGTCACAGACGATTTCTACATCAAGTATAACAACAAGATGCGTATCTGGGAAGACCCAAAACCAAATCACGAGTATATCCTGGCTGCGGATCCGTCGATTGGTAGGGATAGGGACTACTCTGCTTTTCACATTATTGATCTTTATAATGGCAAGCAAGTAGCTGAATTCTACTCCAATAGGACTCCGATCAACGAGTTTGCTAAGATCATCGCAGACGAGGGTAGATTGTATAATATTGCCTACGTGTGTCCAGAACGTAACTCAATTGGTAACAACTTGATCTACTTCCTCCAACAAGAGCTAGAGTATGAAAATCTCCTGATGGACGACAAGAGAGACATTGGTATCCAGATCACCCAGAAGAACAGAGAGAACCTTTTGGCTGATATGGAGCACAATATTAGGGCCAACCGTATCCAGATCCAATCTGATAGGCTTGTTAAGGAACTCTTCACATTCGTCATAGATACGGATACCGGGAAGATTAAGGCTGATAACAACTGTCACGACGATTTAATCATGGCATTTGCCATTGCAGTCCACCAATTTAGCAAGTTAAGGGACAATGCCTTCATTGAAAGGGATGCTTTAATTGATACTCCTTATATGCCTCCTTGGATAGCCAACAGTTATACATATGATGTAAGAACCTCCACTGGGGACATCACGAAAGAAAACTTGTTATGGTTGATAGGAAAGACAGAATAGACGAAAGCGGTTTCACCGAATTTGCAGACCCCAAGAGACCATTTGGTGTTTTTGGTAAAGCGGGTATGTTCTTCAAGAAGTTCTTCGCTAGAGATATTGAGGAAGAGAAGGACGACAATTACATTGATCCAACCACCGGAAGGAAGGTAGATGCTCCAAAGCCACTCCAAGGTGATGCGGTTCAAGCAAGAGATGTTATCCGAGTCCCTTCTACAGTTGGAAGTAGTAAGACCTCCTACCCAATTATCCCCCAACTTGAATACGATCGTAGGAAGCGTTATCGGGAATATGAGGATATGGATGGGTATCCAGAGATCTCTGCCGCATTCGATATTTATGCAGACGATTGCTCCCAGGAGAACATTGATGGCTCTAAGTGGGACATTATTTCTGATGATGATCTTATCAAGGATGAAATCTCAAATCTGTTTGAAGCAATCAACCTAGACAGATACCTTTGGGACATCACTCGTAATGCCGTGAAATACGGAGACAACTTCCTAGAGACCATTGTAGACCTAGACAACATTAAAAGAGGTGTTCAACGGATCAAAATCCTTAACCCTAACTTCATCTTCCGAGTGGAGGATGAATTTGGTTACCTTAAGAAGTTCCTTCAGGAAGTTCCTAAGAAAAATGAATGGACTAGTTATGGGGGTATGGGAGCAACACTTTCTGATGCAGAGGTTATTCCCCTAGATCCAGGGCAGATTGTCCACTTCCGTTTGCACACCTCAGACCCTACTCATTACCCATATGGAAAGGGCATTGCTTCGTCAGCTAGAGCCACATACAAGAGCTTGAAGATGATGGAAGATGCAATGCTTATCTACCGTCTGGTAAGAGCACCCGAAAGACGTATCTTCTACATTGACACGGGATCCCTCCCTGCTTCTAAAGCTGAAATGCATATTAGCAAGCAAATGGATAAGTTCAAGAAAAACAAAACATTCAACACACAAACCGGAAACATTGAGGAAAGCTTCAACGCTCTAGCAGCAGATGAAGATTTCTACATTGCAGTTAACGGAACCCAATCAGGAACCAAGATCGAAACTCTACCTGGAGCAGATAATCTGGGTGAGGTTGATGACGTTAAGTATTTCCGAGACAAGCTATTAGCCGCTCTAAAGGTTCCTAAGGATTACATTGTTGAGAAGGATTCATCTCCTGAAAGAAAAGCTAACCTTTCCCAGCTTGATGTTAAGTTCGCTAGAGTCGTGAACCGTATCCAAAAGTCTGTTGAAATTGGTATTGAAACTGTTGCAAAGCGTCACCTGATGCTTAAGCGATTCCCCCTGAGCAAGATTAACAAGCTGAAGATTAAGCTTCCTGCTCCTTCTGATATGGCTAGAAAGCGTCAGTTGGACCTAGATGAGCAAAAGGCTAGAGTTGTTCAGGCTGTAAAGGGTCTTGGAATCTTCCCAATGGAGAAGCTTTACAAGGATTACTATCAGCTTAACGACCAGGAAATTGATAAGATTAAGAAGGAACTTAAGAAGGACCAAGGGGATCCAGTGTTCCAACAGATTCAGGCTCTGGGTGAAGATCCTATGATGGCTGGTGAACCTCCTATGGAGGAAGATATGCCAGGAGAGCAGGCGGCAGAGCCAGCAGAGAACGAAACTCCAACATCCAATGAATCTATCAACTTTGATGAACTGATTGAACTTGCCCAAGAAGCAGGCTCAGATGACCAATTGATAAGCCTTTTAACCGAGATGCGGTTAGAGCAAGCTGATTTTAACAAAAACAGCTTGGAATAGAAGGCTAGATAATTTTGAGAAATTGTATTAGATATGCTAACAAACCTTATTGAAAATCGTGGTAAAGAGTTTTCGAGCCTTCTGAAGATTGGAGATTACTTGGCTAGATCCCTTAGAGAGAACACTGAACTGTTCTGTGTAGAGGGTGGTCTAGCTACTTACGTTACAGAAAGTGGTATGGTCCTAACCGGGAAGTATACCCTAAAGCCCTCGCTGAAGCTTACCAACATTAAGGTTGAAGACTCTTCTATTTTAGAAGACAGTGATGCCTTTAATAAAGTAACTAACAAAAAGGTATCGGACCTGCTGTCCAACCTAATTGAAGACGATTATGAAAATGCTGAAGGCTCATTTGATGAGATGCTAAGTATATGGGAAACCAAGCTTTCATTTAACCGTATTAAGGAAAGACTTAAGGAAAAGACGGAGAGATTCGGAGATAGCACTAGGATTGTATCTTCCCCAGAATTCCAAAGAGTTTCTGAGCTTAAAGACCAAATCATTACCTTCCTAAAGGAAAACCAACAAATTGCAAAGATTCCTGAAATCAAGAATGGAATGAAGCTTGCAACCGTTGTTTCAAGGGCATTTGATATTCCTAAGGTCACCAAGGAAACTCTGGAAGAGTCCAGAGTATTCGAGGTTAAGGCTCCTCTCAAGACTTCAATCTATGAGCACCTATGTAGACAAGAATTGGTTGCAAAGGAACTTCTGGAAACTCGGAGCAACTTCGACAAGATGTGGGTATCTAACGATAAGATCCATGAGCTTGCATCAATGGTGTATGAGGGCAAGGATAATACGGTAAGAGAACAAGTTGCAAAGATTGTTTGTGATATCCCTTACTTCTCACTTGCTACGAAGAAGCAAATTGGAAACCTAATAGCTAACTCGCTTTCACTAAGTGAGATTAAGGTATCGAAGAGGGATATTTCAACGTTCGTAGGCAAGGTCTACGAAATGAAGAAGCCTGTAAAGGTTCACGTTCTGAAGATTCTGAACGAGAAGTATGGCGTTAACATCAACAACCTAACGGAAACTCCAACATTCGAAAACCTGCTTAAGACTGAAAACGTTATTCTTAACTCAATTGGTAAGCTTGCTCCAAAGAACTCAGTGATTAAGAAGTCGCTGTTTGAGCTTGCTACTTCCCTGAAGGCTAAGAATGGTGCAGAAGCTATCGACCTTGCAGATTTCCTTAACGAAGTGTTTAAGGGTGCTGGATACACAGATAGCCTAAACGAAACTTCCCTAACCAGCTACATGGACTTCAACAAGGTTGCTGATGACCTAGGAAAGATCGGACAGGTTCTTAAGATGATTATGCCACAACTTGGTGGTGGACAACCTGGAATGGATCCAGCCGCTGGCGTAGACCCAATGGCTGCTGGAGACGACATTGGTGCAGAAAACCCAATGGCAGGAGATCCAATGGGTGGAGAAGATCCAACACTTGCTGCACCTGACCTTACACCCGAATTGGACCAAGATCCAACTATGGGAGTAGATTCACTAGGTTCACCTGATCCAATGCAGAGTGGAGAAGAAGGCCCATCACAAGATGGTATCCTACCTGATCCAGCCGAAATTGCAAAGGATATTTCTCTTGAAGATGCTGGGGAATCAGATCCTCTAGCAGGAGATGAGGGTATCCCAGGACAAGATGGTCTTGAGGGTGAAGAGGAAGAAGGACTTCCAGGTGAAGATCCTACAGAAGAAGACCCAGAGTCGGTTGAACAAATTGGTTCTGATGAGCTTATACAAATGGTAGCATCCATCGAAGATGTTCTATCAGACCTTAAGGCTGAACTTGGAGACCCATCCGTTGACGGAGAAGGTGACGAAGGGTTTGATCCTAGTGAAGACTTTGGGGATGAAGAAGGTGGAGAAGAGGAAGGGGAATTCGGAGATGACGAAGGCTCAGATGATGAGTTTGAAGACGACGACGAAGAAGAAAGTCCTTTCCCAAAGAAGAAAAAGTAACCTAACCTAAGCTTATGTCTTCCAAGCTAACGACAAACAATAGGCCCGTGGGGGTTGGAAACGACTCTAGCGGAGACCCTAAAGGTTTAGTTGAGCTATCAGGGATCAGTGTTAGTAGCTTAAGTGCTACTAACATCTACGCTGATGATCTCCACCTAAATGGATCTTCCATCTATATTAGAGATGGGGACACATTGTATGTTCACGGATCTATTAGTGCAGTCCAATATCTTGGATCAGTAGGTGGTGGGGGGGTTACAGATCACGGGGCTCTCACAGGACTAGCCGATAATGACCATCCCCATTATGCTTTATCCGCTGGTGTTGCAGCTTCCACAACTCAGCTTAGTTCAGCTATTGCTACCAATATAACCAATATAGCCGATATTACAGCTTCCACAACTCAGCTTAGTTCAGCTATTGCTACCAATATAACCAATATAGCCGATATTACAGCTTCCACAACTCAGCTTAGTTCAGCTATTGCTACCAATATAACCAATATAGCCGAT